GAGCTTATCCGCTCGGGCTTCTGATGTGTATTTTTCCGTTGTTAAAATTTTATACAACTGTACCTCTTTACCAAGTGCTGTGTTGGCACTAAAAAACTTTTTAATAAGCGGAATTGCTATAGAATCCTTTTTATTATTCAGCACATCTACCGTAATTTGCCTCGAAAGCAACTCAAACAATAGCCCCGAATTCTTAATTTTGCTGTGTCGTAAGTTCTTACCCATAATATAAATCTCCGTTATTACGTTCATATATAATTATAAATTCACAGCCTAATAATTCCGTTATTTCACGCTGTCGTTGTAAATCTTTGGATTGTTTTGACATATGACATGGTTCATAATATTCAATTACCACATTTTTTTCTGAGTCATACCCATCCACTCAATATCCCAATTCCTTAATATGAAACTCGCCGCCAGTTTCAGCATGTTGGAAATTATATCCGTAGTCTTTACCATACTTGTCTATCAATTGACACGCAGTTGGGTTGTAGTTTGGTGCCATTTGACCGTGAAGCTTCTCTTTATATGAAATCATAGCTAATCTATTTTTCTGTCTAATTTCCGGCGTCCGTTCATATGATGAATCAAACTTAAACCCCAAAGTTTTACCAGTGTTTGAACATGAACAACATACTTTATTATCACGCATTGAATAAATAAATGTATATTTATTTGAATATGACATTAGCTCATTGCACGTCGGACATGCCTTTTCATATGGCGCAATTACATCTTTATATTTACCCCAACTGGCATATCCAGTTTTGTTTTTGTTTCAAGGAGTCATTCCTTTTACAAAACATCCTGAATTCACTTGTTTATCCATTTATTTACTCCGTTTTATATTATATTCAGTCTTATATATAAATATTAAATTATTGTAAAATGTGTTATTCTGCAGGTGAATCATTTTGTAAATCCTCTTTATATTCTGCCTCAATATCCTGTGCCTCTGACAATATTTTTTTATTTGTATCTACGAATTTCTTGCCAAGCTGAGCTACCAACCCATCATAATTGGCAACCTGTAATGGCTTACCAAATTTAGGGGAACTCATTCCCGCTTTTCTCTTTTCGTGTGCTCCAAGTGGGTCTCGCCCGTTAATTGAACTGTCCTTACCATATTTAGGACCTTCTTTTGGACGACCAGAACCTGGCCACCCGCCTTTTGGCATTTCCTCACCCTCTTCTTGGAATTCGCTTCCATCCCTATCGGAATTTTCATCTGCATCCAACATAGCACCCTGTGTACCGATTGCTTCATTTGATTTCAATGGGTCATTACCCTCGTCCTCAATCTGTTGCCATCTGAACGCACGTTTCTTGTCTTTCAACTGTTGCAGGCGAATTTCATTTTTTTCTTCAGTTGTGAATTTGAAAATATTGTCGTACAGCCATTCAGATGGCAATAAATTGTCCTGCAATGCCGAACTTGCGGCTGACAATTTATTGACAAGCAATTCAATCTTCTCTTCTTCATATATTGTGGATGGGTTTGTCAACTCTAATTCGAATGACAATAATTTTTCATCAGTATATCCTTGAGTGAATAGATGGACAACACCAATCTTTTTCAATTCTGCCACGATTGTACGCTGAATTCTCTCAATGGTACGAGCAAACCTTACATCTTCTGCGGCCAATGTTGCTTTACTGTTCAAAGCATCATCATAACCAAGGAAAGCCTTCGGCACTTTAAGAGCCGCAAGCATTTTATTTTTAAGATACTCAAGGTCATCGGTCATTTGATATTCCAATCCACCAAGCGTATCAATTTCTGTTCCACTATCTCCACCACGAACGGGTAGGAAAAAGTCTTCAGTAAGATTTTGCATATTATAGCGTAAATTGTAATCGCCGGTCTGTTGGTCCATAATCGGTGTCTTTTTCATTTTAGACATCATGGACTTCATGAACGGTTCAACCTCATGTGGTGATAGCGAGCCAATATCAACCTTGAAAATTCTCTTCTCAGGAGCACGCATGATTCTGTGAATCAACATAGCATCTTCCATCAAGGTCAACTGCTTCCAAACTTTACGGGCACCCTCAATCATTGATTTGCCGTATGGCAAGTAATTGGAATCAGCATTTAGTCTAAAGTGTGCGATTTCGTATTCTTGAAGCTGTTCGACATTCTCACCCTTGATTGAGCCAAGTGTTTCGCCCTGTCCCAATTGGAAAGTTACTTCATTTGGCTTGGTTGGGTCGATGCCCTCCAAACGAACTACATCATAGACGGAAAGCGGTATGATATTATATACACCATAGCCTTCCTTCAACATCATGTGTAAAAAGAAATCGCCGTATTTACAAAGGTTGCGAACTCATGGCCACAGATTGAACTCTATGTTCATAATTTCATAAAATAGGTTATACAGGATTTCCTTGACTTCCTCATCATCTGATATGATAGTCAAAACGTCTCCGTATTCAGATTTCAAAGTTGATTCGTCTGCATAGATATCCAATGCCGATGCTAAAATCGCATCAGAATCCATTTGCTCGTAGTCTTTGAACAAAGCCATACGCTGACCTGCCTGATAGAATTGCATCGCTTTACCGGTGCTTCCTGCCATCGAGGAGTACATTCTACTGTATCTATCCAAGTAATTCTTTGCTGATTTGGATTGAAGCTGATTTGTATCAATTACTTTTAGTTTACGTCCACCTTTGTGCCGGATTATTACCTGTCCACCAAATAGTCGTTTTAACTCGCCTCTAAAATTTCGTTCTGCCATCTATATTACCTCTTTCTTTATTTTAATCATGTCAAACTTTCGGGGTTGCCGTTAACGTCCCATGACCAACCCTCTGGAATCGCATTATCGTCCTGCGTATATACTCCGGAGTGTTGTAGGGTCTGGCCAAGAATTTGTTTTTGTAATTCTCTGCCGTCGGTTCTCAATTTAAGTGCTGTGTCCCGCACCCATAGTGCAATTGCCAAACTCATCACCAAATCATCATTATAGCCTTTTGCCGCACCTGTACGATTTCCATCATATATGAAAACGAATAATTCATTGATTAGTCGTTTTGAATGTATCGTCACTGAGCGGTCTCTAAAATATTCATCCAGCTTGGCGATGATTAATGGTCGTGTTTTTGATGTGGTTGTAAATCCTGGCAACATTTTGCGGTCTTGCGCATTGTGCTTATTTGTCAAATGTTGCTTTACATCAATATATTGAAAATCCTTGGTTGAATAAAATAAATTTTTGTAATCTCTCTGAATTACCTGTTGCAATGTTGCCCATCCAAGTGTATTATTCTCTACTATAAGTAGCGCATCATTATATTCTGTTGAAATATTCACTAATAAATCACCGAACATCTTGGTATCAATTTTGCCCTTATACTCAGCAACCTGTTCCATTGTATCAATGTTGAATATATGGAATGCTGAAAAGTCCTTTGCATCACCACGAGCAACATCAGCACTTACTACATAAGATGCTTCAGGCTCTGGGTGTTTCCATATCCAAGTGTTGGTGTCCATACCACGGGTTTCAATTGGGTCGTGCACATGCTTTTCGTTATATTCTTCGATTACGGCACCAGGGATTACAGTACGACCTGAACTGATAAAGTCACAGTCATTTTCCTGTGCGGCCAAATCTGGGTCACCGAGTCTACGCTCTTCACCATCACGCCACTCTTGGTCACGGTCTGGGTGAACGTCTCATTTTAAAAATATGGGGTTAAAATCGTTTTCGTGGGTTTCCGCTTTGGCCCATGTGGAATGGAACCAGTTACCAATACCGTTTGGTGTACTTAATGCAATACAGTCTCCACCAGTCGATAGAGTTGGTTGTGCGGCGGCTCAGATAGTGTCAACACTCGGGATGAATGCGGCCTCATCAAGAATAAGCAGTGACAAACCTTCAGAACGTGCGGCATCATCCGAAGATGTTTCAGCTACGACCTGTGAACCATTTTTATATCTAAGGGAAAGTTTATTGTCTTCAATACATGTGGATTTTAATCATGTAGGAAGGTTGGCGTGCATAACTCGGACTTTGGTTACCAAGTTACGAGCCTTTGATTGTTTTGTTGCAATTACTAAAATATTTTTATCTGTGTGGAAGGTCATCAATCATAAAGAGTATCCGGCGACAAGCGTGGATAGCCCAAGCTGTCTTGCTTTCAAAATGATGTTGTAGCGGTTTGACATGAAATCCTTAATCGCATCCGACTGGAAATCATACAGACTAAACTGAATTTTTCCTTTTATCGGGTGCTGAATAATACAATATTTCTTCATGAAATATTCCGGACTTAATCCACATTTCACTCACTCGCTTTTTATCATTTCCTTATAATTGTTGTTACTCATTATTTCACCAATCCCACTATATATGCGGCTATGACAATAATTGCCATTCCTTCAGCACGGAAAAATTCCGGTGAGGTGTACCACTTTCGTTTTTTGGATTCTGAGTCTTTGCGGTAAATTTCCACCCTGTCCTCAAGGATTAATATATGCTCATCTTTGTATTCCAATAGCAAGGAATCAATATTCGCTTGATATTCAAATTTTCCAATCAATTCTGACTGTTGCATAATTATTACCTTTTGCAGGGAATCGGTTACTACAAGCTCATTATATTTGGCAAGCTTTTCTTGAAAAATCGCCACCTCGTCTGCGGTAAATGTATATTGCCCCTCAGCGATTGAGAATAGCAAAAATAATATGACCAATAATCGCTTAACCATTTTGTTCATCCCTTGCAAATTTCTTCAATCACGCATACGCCTCGTCAGCATCGACCGGCGTTTTGGATTTTTCCAAGTTTTCTAATTCAGCTTGAGTTTTTTCTAATTCTTTTTTGAGGTCATCTATCTCTTGCTTGTTTTCGGTCTTTTTGTGTTTCAAGTCTTCAATTTTCCCTTTCACTTTGGCTTCAGCTTTTTTGCTGGCTTCTATCTGCACCTCAAGAGGGTCATCCTTCTTTTTTGGTGGCATCAGAACCATAAAAATAAAACCTGCAATCGCCATCACTACAGCGAAAATTTTAGAAACTCATTTACCTATTTTACTCATCTTTGGCTCCTTCTCGCATCTGCTTAAGTTCTTCCTTAATCGTTCTGCGTACTTCACCGTCTTTTGTTACACTCTCACCCATGCTTGCCGAATTAATTGCGGCCATCACCTGTGGATTGGTTGCTAAAAACTGCAACAATTTCATCACCCCTGGAACGGCAGTGGGCTTGATATTAAATTTTTTAAATAGCTGTCGTGCGTTCATTATGGCGTATATGTCTTCATGCGCTTTTGCACAAATTTTTCTATATCCTTTGGGTCAAGGTCAGAAAACTTTTCATCAACATACAAAAAGCCTTTAGCCTTTTCATAATTAGCTGGCACGTCGTCGTCCATGTTATCAAATTCATTTGGCAAATACGATACCAATATTGTATATCCGGTGTCTTTCCACTGAACTTTACCACGACCTGAAATTTTGAAGGCTCGTATCATTAGTCCGAAGCCTCGACCAGGATTATCATATCGCCTAAACCACCCGTCCGTCTCTAACCGATACCACGCATTCTTTGCATCAAAGTTCCTATCGAGCGTCATCCTAATATTAGCATGGTGCCCATCAGTTGGCTTATTGAGTGCAGATTTTACGCCTCCCTCAGTTATCAGTGATGTCAATTTCATTATAATTGACCCTTATCTTTTTTATACGCCTGTTTTGTCAGCAAAATTGCCGCTTTAATTAATGTTTTTGGGTCTTTTTGGGCAGAAGTTTTAAATGATATTGGCTTTTCCCACTGACGCTGTATGGTAAACGATATATTACCATTTTTCATAAACCAAGTGTATTCTCCAAAAAAGTCGTGGGTCGATTCATGACCTTCGTACTTATAATGTGCATACACTGCCATGACGTGCCCATCTTTACCATTGGCCGCTTCCGTGTCAACCTGTGGTGGCTCGGGATTCCAATGCAATCTCAAAAATTGGGTATGAAATGCATCCTCTATCTTTTCTAAATCTGGAACACTTTCTATATTTGTAAATTTTGGTGCCTCGTTTAGAATTTCTTCACGAACCATTTGTCTTAGCTCCGATTTTTTCATTATGATTGTCCTCTCGCATTACGGTTTAATATACACATTATTCGCACTTAAGCAAATATATTCATATATAAATATTAAACTTCCAATAATTCTGCCGTAACTGCCTCAAGTTGTGCTTTAAATTCGTTAATTGCTTCAGCGGCCTTTTCAGCGATGTTTCCGGTGTTAATATCCCACTTTTCTTCAACAATATTATGGCCATCTGGGGTGATTTGATTAAAAAACGTTAAGCTATGCTCCTTTGTATATTCCTCAATCTGGGTGATTTGCTCCAGCAACCAACTGCGCTTATTTTCCAACATAATACGCTTTTCATACGCCTCATATGTACCGGCTATGCGCATTTGGGTCTCATCCTTTACCGTACACTCAAAACATTTTCTCCGACGATTTCAGAACTTGGTATCTAATTTATTATTCATGATGTAATCACATTCAGGACAGAACATGGGCATTCGTAACTCACGCAACATTGCATTGCGCTCTTCTTGCTCTTCTTTTTCTTTGGCTTTTTGCTTTCTGTATTCTACTATTACGGGGTCTTTATCATCTCACGCAAATGATTGTATTTTCTTATCAGGGTTTTTGCCCTGTAGAATATTTTTTAGTGCTTTATCTTCGTTTCCATGTGCCATTATAACTTCTCCTTTTTAAACATTAAACTCGTCTTTCAATTCTTTTATCTTAGTATCACCGAGTACAAAATGCAATATGTTGATATACACATCGTCCCAATTTTTTGTGCTTAGGTCGGTTTTTATGCGATAATGCATATCAAATTCTCGTGAAATTGCGCTATCGGTTACCAATATTACACTATCTCCCAATCCATCGGTACTTGTGGCAAGCCACTTAGCATTGATTGCATCTAATTTCATCCTATACTCAGCAAGTACCAAATCCATCATATCAAGCGTTTTAGACACGGATTGGGATATCCGATTTTCGTCAATCATATCATCAACAATTACTTGCAGAACATCATTGATACCCTTATATGTATAAGTAGCATCTAATTGAGATTTCATAAAAAAATTGTCCCTCGCCTTTTCAACGACCTTTGAGAAATTTTTCAAAATGTCGGCATTTCCGAAGATTTGCTCCTTAATTTGTTTGAGCACACTACGATGTAGATTTTTAATCTGCTGTGAAACTTTATGCTGTTCCATATTAGCACCGGTGAACCCATCTTTGTCAACGATTTTGACTATGAGATTATTTGTTGGGTCTCGAACTATCAGACCTTCGGGTGTGATATTGCCAAACATGGACGTTCGCCCGACCAATAATTCAGAAATAAATTGAGCCTTGATATTATTCATGACAGTCTGAATTGCAGATTTTGCTTTCAGCTTGAGTTCCTTATCAATCTTTTTTCGGGACACCAAAATGTCAGAATATTTGTCATACAGCCTCTTCAAAAGATTGAGATGCCTGACCTCAAATGCGTCAATCTCTATGATAGGTTTTGGGTATACCTGCCAGTACCCCGACCCCCTCAGTCCGAAACACATTGATAGGATATCTAACATATCTGTTACGGATTTACCATCAACTTTAACATCAAAAATTACAGCGGCACCATGACTACCAATCCAACCATCAGCATATCGCAGTGTATTGGTCTGGGCGGTTGGTAGCAATTCTGCAAATACTTGTACATGGGAACATTTCATTGCGTCTTTATATGTTTTATATACTTCCATCCTCTCGCTGATTCCAGTATGAAATCGTTTGATGCCCTGCATGAATGGAATATCACCATAGAAGTCAATATCATATACCGGCTTGGACTTTTTGGTTTTGGTGAAAAACGTATCGGTGTCATCGGTGCCAAATGAAATATTTTGGCCATCAATTTTTTCAGAAATTTCAAGAAGATTCGGGTCCTTGAATGCGTCCACAAACGATATGAAATCCTGTGGCTTCAGTTCATCCATGTGTATGATTTTATCCATTGCAACTGTCATTATAACCTACCTTTTAATGTGGGGAGCTTCCCAATAATTTTCTGCTCAAGCTCATCGCTCCAGAAGTTTTTCGCCTTCTTAAACGATAGCTCGTGCTTATACCCTTTGAAGATGTGTACCAGTGTTTTCTCGCTGAGATTGGCCTCCGAAAGAACATCCAATACACCATCAAAGGTTTGTACTCTAAATTGTATATCGTCTTCAGAAAGTCCCAAACCCGCACTTAAAATTGCAGTCCATTCTTGGCCTGATAAATCAACCTCATCAAATGCTAACCCTCGAAGTACGTCAATTGGGTGGCCGGTGTGCCTCCCAATTTGATAGCGGTTTTTGATATATCCAGTGTCAACATCAATCAATAATTTTTTTAGCCATGTCATAGTTTTATATTTTGAAAGAGTGTTAACCAAAGACTGAGTGCCCCGTTTGTATTTGGGCTTCCTCATGCGATTTACCTTCTTCTGTAGTGCGGCAACCAAGCCATCCACGGTTTCGTATTTTCCGTTCCATTTAAACGCTTTGAATCCTTGATTAGCCATACTTAGCCCGACGCCCCGAACGACATATCTAATCAAGTCGGTTCGATGCAGTCCTTTAATCAAAAGCGTTGCATTTTCATCGTATACCTCACCTGAATAAAATTTCAAATCTCGCAAGTATGAAAATGAAGTATTGCTCGCCGTTGGAATAGCAATCATAAGGTCTATTTGTGCATTGGAATCCATGTACTCTGAGGGAAATGATATTGAAACTATATTGCCGAAAAACGACTTTGCCTTGTAATCTTCCGCTTTAAAAAATTTGACCAATCCTCTGGTGATGTCAATTATGTCATCGTCGGCACTGTTCGACAATACAAGCAAATCCAAATCTCCGGCCATTGGCTTTGCATTCGGCGAATTTCCCAATATTTGACGTGTAGAACCCAATCCAACGACGCTCGATACATCAATGAGGCTTGACCCTCTCAATACCGTTAAGTAGTCTTCATATACCCTTGGTGCGATTTCTTTGGGGATTCCCGATACGTCATCAAATGCTTTTTTGATTTCAGTTGTGATTTGTAACCTCTTTTTCTGTTAGTCCTCGAATAACTCTTCAAACCAACGGTCAGTATTTTGAATTTCTTTATCAGCACCTGCAGGAATTGGAGCCTCAACATCCACACCTGTTGTGGTTTTGCCAATAATACCCATCCACTTAATAATTTCCCAACCAAGTTCACGGTTGATTTCCTGTTGACGGGTTTTATACTTTTCTATTGGATTTGCGTAACCTTCTCCATCGCCGGTCTTTCCATATGCGACTGCAGGAACGATTCCATAGGATAGCGTATAATCAAGCTCTGGGTCAATTGCATCCTTTGATAATATATAATTGACAACCTTCCAACCGGTCTTTTCAAACATGGAATCAAGCCACTTCGTGGATACGTTCTGATATTCAGTAAACGTCTTATAAAAAATTGGTGGGCCATCATCCGTTGGTGAATTTATCGTGTACGTGCTTTCTGTCAATATTTTAGACACGTCATTATCTGTTAAAAATCGGACGATATCCTGCGTTGATATATTGAACGATTCCTTCAACGAAATAAATTGCTCGACATTCACAAGCAGAGTAGTATCTTCCAATTTCATTTTGGCCTGCTCCATGGTCACCCACTTGTGCTTAATATGTTCATCGGATAATATAACATCAGTTGTGTGCGATTCCCCCATAAAATATACAAAAGTTTTGTTATTCATTTCAGTGATGGATTTGAACTCCAACTCTATCTTAAGTTTCAGCCCAGTTTCTTCATATGTTTCCCTGAGAGCCGCCTGAGATACCTCTTCGTTATCATCAATTTTGCCTTTAGGGAACTCCCATTTTTTATTATTACGCTTCAAGATTAAAAATTTATAGATATCGTTTTCTACAATATATGGTATAGTTCCTGCAACCGTATTCAATTGTGATTCGACCACCAATATTGGAGAGATTATAGCCTCAGTTAATTTGCTTGTCCCTTGAGGGACATATCCGGTTGATAAAAAATCATAGCCTGTTGCATCGAAGCCGGAAGTTTTGTCTTTATTTTTCTTCTTCTTTTTGGTCTTCACGTCACGCTTTTTTTGCTTGTTCATTTTTTTCTTTTCTTCAACCTTTTCCAACCTGTCGTAATAATCCGGAAGCTCATTCAAGTGCGCCATGGCGATTTTCATGAGGTCGCCCACATTATTGACCACATCAAGCTCTGACCCATCATCATGTTCCTTTTCAACTTTCATTCCTTTGATAAGTTGTTTGGGGTCATATTTGGATATGTCCAATTTGTATTTATCTGCTATTTTTTGAAGCTTTGACAATATACCTCTCCTATTTCCACCGACCCATAGTTTGCATATGTGCTTTCGTATCATCTTTGCCAGCCTGAATCATTTCATTGGTGCCCCTTTGAACATTTTCCATATCCAATTTTTGCTGGGCTTTTTTTGGAATATTATATACTTTAAAATATGTTTGCATGGCAGACATCAAAGCATCAAAAGCCTTCCTATGCTTGTCTTTGCTTTTTTGCACACGAGCCACCATTAGACTGGCATTGATGCGAATTAATCTCTCATAGGCGTAGTTAATATTTTCGCTATGTGACATTTCTTCAAACTTCTCATCAGTATAAAAATCATGTCTGGCTCTTTCACGGGCATATGCTGGGTTGTCCATCCCGATTGGCCACGAAACATTTCTTGGAGGATTCTGATAAAATAGAAGCTCTTTATTAAGAACTTTAAGAGTAGACGAATTTAAAGATTTTGCTTCAACTAATGCCATCAATTTTATCAACATACCTCTCCTATTTCAATTTCTTGTATAATTTATCAGTGATTGCAAATGCTTCTTTTGTAGTCAAATTTGGCTTTTCAAACATAACCTCTTCAACTGCTTTCTTTAAAGCCCCAATCAATCGACCATCAAGCTTTTTATCCAATTTATAGCGTTTGATAATGTGATTCCCATCAATCGGCGTCATTAGTTTTCCGCCAGAACCCATATCCAAAAATTTTAAACGAGTTTTAATCCCGCCGATTTGGTTTGGTAGGTTGTACGCATCTGCGTGACTCTCATTGTCAGCATGGATTACATTCAGAGTATCTTCCAAGTGCTTGCCCAAATCTTTCTTCAATTTGCGCAGTGCTTTATCAGAAATAATTTCTCCCTCGGAACCCGCAGGCTTCAATCTCATATGGTTTCCAATTGCAGTCTTAACCGCTTTGATAATTGCATTATCGTATGAAAGCCGCTTCATAATAGAACCGGCGATATCTGCGGAAATCAACTCATGCTTATAAAAATGGATTTCACCGTCTATAATAGTCTGAGCGTCGGCCTTGCCGATATCGTGCATCAGCCCTGCAAGTCTGGTAATAACGGATGGTTTGGTTTTACTCAACACCTCAAGGGTGTGACCCATCACGTCCCATTTGTGATATTTATTTTGCTTCAATCCGTTCAATATTTCCAATTCAGGCATAACGTGCTTAATTAAACCAGTGGCTTGCATGATTCGGATTGCTTGTTTTGGCCTTTTACTCACAAGCATCTTATTCAATTCATCTCGGATGCGCTCGTTTGAAATTGTTGGAAGCATGTTCGCATTGCGCTTCATTGCCTTAATCATGAACATAGGCAAATCCCAACCGTATTTAACCGTGAACCTGACTGCTCGCAACATGCGGAGTGGGTCATCGGAAAAAATAACATCTGGGTTTAATGGGGTTTGGACAACACCCCGTGCGATATCTTTATGCCCCATGCCGGTTAAATCGAGGATTTCTCCAGTCGTTAAATCTTTCAAAAGACTATTAACCGTGAAATCTCTTCGTTCAACATCCTGTGCAAGCGTTCCGGCTTTCACCTTTGGCTTGCGGGAACCCCGTTCGTATTCCTCTGAGCGAGTCATAACCGCTTCAAATTCAAGCTCGGAAATATCCAAGCCTTTATGAACAACCCTATATAGTTGAAATTTTGCTGTTCCAAATTTTGGATAGATAACAGGATTTGAGCCTTTTTTGTAAACGCCCACTTTCTTGCAAATCCATTCTGCGAATTTGATTCCGCCGTCTGGCAGTTCCACAACAAGGTCAATATCTTTTGGATTGAGTCCCATTACTTGGTCACGAACATACCCACCGGCAATATACACCTTACCCTTGAATGGTGATTTTTTCACCATCATGGATAGATAGTCCTCAGCCGCCTTTTCAAGCCTGCCCTCTAATAATAATTCAGTCAATTTAAGCATTCCTTATTCTATTCCCTTGCAATATACACACATTTTACTTAAATACAATGACTATTTTCAATGCGCTTGTGGATAATTTTTCTTACCATACTTGGTTCAAACAGCCTTAACTTTCTTCATCTGTTTGGTGGTTAAGTCATCTTTATACCCTTCCAAAAAATCATCAATGATAGAATCCATAGTCGTCTTTTTGGTTTTTGCTTTGGTGAAGAACCCTGCCATAAATGCGGGCTTTTCAACCCTGTGCAATAAATATTCCATTGGCGGTAAATCTGACGTTCCCTTCCGAGTGGTAGGCTTCTTTCGCATAATGTGTTGCGTGACATGCTCTATCTCATGTCGCACCGCTTCTTTTACTTCGGCTACAAAATCGTTCCAAGTCTCATCGGTAAATAGCAAAGTATTTATAGCAATTTGTAACCCGAGTTCTAAGTATCTACCAAACGTAAAATTGAGTCTGGCAGTTTCCCCTTGAATTGCAAATGGCAATGCCGCCTTTTTCGTCTTGGTATATTTTATGAAAACTTCTAATGTAACATCATGCCCGAGAATATCAAGGTCTTTATCAAATCCTTTTTTCTTTTTCTTTACAGCGGAAATAATAACTTTGGTTAAATCGGAAACTTGTTTGTCATACCGACCCTCAACCAACTCTGAAAATTTATATTTTGTTGACATGG